CTAGAATAGGGATAACCTTTTTGGCTTCGACTCCAAACCCCAAAAGTAAGTTAGCAGAATTAGCAATCCCTTCTATTTGGAAGGGAGTGGTGGCAGCAAACTTCTTTAACTGTTCGAATAGTTTAGTGCCTACTTCTGTAGAACCGGTCAGAGTTATCATCTTAATACGTAACTGTTCTAGATTAGCAGCTGCAGATAGGAAAGAAACACCCAAAGCTGCAACTCCCGCTGCAAAAACAAGAGTACCTTTAGCAGCTCTCCGTATGCCCCCTTCCATAGCCTTAAATTTTCTACCTATAGCTTTAGCCTTATCTCCAAGAGAACCTAAAGCTCTCTTCAGAGCATTACTTTTCTTCCGCATTTTTTCTGCGACACGGCTGAACCTATCTAGCGCAACGAAAGAAAAGGCAACCTTATTGCTCATTTTTTACTCCATTTCTTTTTTTCTAGCTATGCTGATACGATCCACATTCTCACAGATCCATAATAATTCGTCTAGGGGTAAATTTCGAAGCTCGCTATAAGTAAATCCCTCCATAACGGACATGATGTCCATTATTTTAGCAATTAGTTCTGATTCATTTTGTTCAAGGAGGACCGTAACGTAAAATTTACTAGATACTCCCCCACCATGCTATCTAAGTCATCCATATGTACTTGGTCTAAAAGCAACTTGGTTAGCTTCTCTTCTCCTCCGAGCATACCTACCCCCGAAGAGAACAGTTTGATGGACACTTCCCAGACTTCAGACAGATCCTCCGATCCCATAGCCAGCAAATCGGTGATGTCAGAAGCACTAATATCAACTTTAGCCTTCACATCCTGCTCAACGTCTTTAGTACTACCGTGGACAGAATTGACAGCTTTAAAGAAAGCTTGTTTCAGAAAAGCACATTCTCTTCTGTTGCGGGAAGTGGGGGCTGTGAAAGTAATAAAGCTGCTTTCAATTTGCTCTCCCTTGCAGGAATAAGAAACAGGTTCGCTCAAGTTGAAATTAAATTCTTTTATCTTTTCCGGTTTATCTATCTTTTTTTTAGTTGTCATATTATTTCCTTATGGTGATATAGTGTAAGTGTTGTTAGATAGAAGCGTTTGCCATTACTTCAATAGCGATGGAAGTATCACTTCCAATCTCTACCTCATAATCATTTGTCACAGCTGCTTGAGTAAAGGTGCGGGTAATATTCTCCCCGTCCCCCGTAGTTCCTACGATTTGGAATACATTCCTATTTTGGTTAGCTTTCCATCGGCGGGCTAATACAATATTGTCGACGATGCCCGGTAATTCAAAGTTGAGTTTACTAAAACTAGTCTCTACGTTTCTAGCATAAAGCTGCTCTACATTACCTCCACCAGTAGAAATCGTCCTAACCTCCTGTTCACCAAAACCTTCGGTATATTTCAGAGAGTTAGGGATGATTCCAATCACTTCGTTATTAGCAATCAGAGCCGCGTCTGATAATTGGATCGGCATATAAATTTCCTCCTTTTATTCTTCAAAATCTCTTAGGTAGTACTAAATGTGATATTAATTGTAGCGACGAATGTACGCAACTGTGTAACAAGTGGGACTAGCATCGTCATGGTAACCTTACCCACGGAAAGATCCAGGGTAACTGTCAGATTCTCCTTGAAGAATTGAATGGCATCTTCCCCGTCTTGGACCAGTACGAAATCAGTACCAGCGAGATCCTGATACAGTTTCTCAGAAAAAGCTCTAATAACTACTTCGTTCGCCATGTCTCTACCGCGAGAAACAGCTCCCTCAGTCAGTCGAGACTGCCCAAAACGAGACTTAAAGTTGTTGAAGAAATATTCCCTAACATTACTAGAAGTATCTACATAATTTAGGAAGGTGAATGTTACATCAGGATTAGACGCTGCGTCGGTTAGGTAAGTGGTAACTACCTCTCCAACCAGTCCAGTATCTCCCGAGATATTCTGTCCCATGACAGAACCACCTGCAGCAATTAATTGCTCAATCTCTATCTCTGTCCAACCCCTACCTGCCTTGATAAGTGGCAGGTCTGGAAGAATCGTATTAAAATAAGGCAGTGAAGCTAGAGCAACACCTCCGAAATTATCCAGAGAAGCAGAGCTAGTTAAGAAACGAGCAATGTTCTGATCTGGAGTTAGTCGCAAGGCTCTGACAGCGGCAAACATAGCAGATTTGCTGTAAGAAGGTTCATTCTGTGCCGAGCCAATATAAAGGGACTCTCCTTCTTCCTTATCACAAAAAAGTACTAAACTCTCTGAGTTCAAAGAATCCAAGGCTGTTAGATGGTTAGCGTGACTATCTACCGCAGTAGTGAAACCTACTCCATCCAGAACGGCATTGGTTGGATTAAATCGGTCATCCAAATAAGTAGTCAGAACCGAAACGCTTGACGAATAGGGCCAAACAACTCCCTGGTATCGGTCTGTAGCTACATCAAGTATATCAGTTAGCGTAGGATCTGTGGCTCCAGGGGTAGTTTCTGACAAAGTCGCAGCAAGACCCCCTAAGGAACTAGCCATTTCTACTCCCAGATCGTTGGCTACCTCTCCTCCATTAACAGCAGTTAAAGTAACTACTCCGGCACTGTTACCGGCATCGAAAGGAGATTTCGTATCCGCATTCACAGCTACGGCAACGCCAGAAGCCACGGCGGTTACAGTATCTCCGCTGCTCACGGAAATCGTATATTTATTCTGTACTTCGGACCCAGCGGTAACCGTAAATGAACCATCTTCGGTCGGGGAATCTGTAATAGTAAGAGTCATAACTCGGGAAGTAGCTCCACCCGCGTCATCAAGAGGAATGGCATCCACTCTAACTTGAGGGGCGACTCTCTTGACAGATCTGACTATTTCCGCTAGCTGGGAATCTATCCCAAATAACGCATTTTCTGGGGCAGCAGTGCTGCCTATATTTTCTACTAGAGACCCGTCGGTCGCTGATCCTGCTGCCGTCATTTGCCCCACCAAGAGGAGGCGTTGAACGGTATTCTGAACTTCTTGATCAGCGTTCGCAAGTGCAAAGGTCACCGAAGGCTGTTGAATTACTGTAGGCATATTATATACCCTCCTTGTTCTGCCCTCTGTTTTTTATTCCTTCCTAGACGGGCTTCCAGGAAGTTCTTGCCGCTAAAGAGATTGGTCTCTATAGCGGAACGTCATCCAAATTTACGTCTCCGCCAAGACTACCTGAAGTAGTTGCCTCTCCGCTTATAGTAACCTTCGGGAATATATCGAATTCAATATCTCTGAAAGCCACATCTGGGGAATGACCTATTGTATCTTCGAATAGAATTTCTATCGTCTGAACGAAGGTATATTCATGGACATAGGTGGCAGCATTGTAAGAAAATGCGCCGTGAGAGACGAAGTTCACGGTTCCACCGGAATTAGTACCTGCAAAAAGTAAAGAATCGAATTTATGGAAGAGGAGTGACTTGGTTAAGGATGAGAACAGAGTCTCGGCTATGTCTCTCCCATTCGCGCCAGATAGTTCGTCTTGTTGGGGCACGAATAAATACAGACTAAAGGGTTGGGTTACTTGCTGGCGATATTCATTACTTGGGGTAAGATTATCTATATTCTCAGTCAGAATGCTTCTATTCTTGAGCCCGGCAACTTCGTCCAGTACTACGAACAGACAAAGTTCATTAATATTCTTAGCCGTATACATTTCTTGCGCTCTCTCGACGTTGATCGCAGAGCCAATACGTGGATTAGTTCGGGCAATGATACTATCTCCTATTGGCGAAGGTAGGGTGGTAGTAGCTTGAGTAAAAGTAAAATTGCTCTTGGTAGGGGTCGACCCTACCGTGTAGGTAATATTGTAACTATTCACCGACTTCTCAGCGTTCTCCAGGACTCCCCCGGTTGAGGAAGTCGCTCCTGTATCAGCCATAGTAAAAGTAACGGTACGTCGATTGTCCACATTGATTCTGGTGAAAGTACCGTTGAATACACTCTCATCGGCGGAACTGATAGTAATAGTGGTAGCCACAGGGTTGGTCAGGTCATGGTCTAATGCTGTAACCACAGTTCCTACTGTTCCACTTCTAGAAAGAGAAGAAATTGAGATTGGATTAATAGCACCCGTGATGCTTATCGCATCTCCCACTTTTAGACCGTGTGCTTCTGAACAAGCGGCGGTAATAATCTCATCATTCCTGGTCAAGCTCAGGACAGGGATGTCTGTAGTGAATAGTCCTGTTTCTTGAGGTAGTCGCAGACAAAGTTCCTGTACGATTTCTGAAGCTAACATTAGTTTTTCCTCATTTCAATTTTCTTTTTAGCGATTTAAAGAAGAGACTTGGGGGTTCAGATTGGGTGCGGCGAGCAGTGATCGCCAGTGTCGGTCTCGTCTTCTCAATGACTCCGGCGTAATCCGGTGGCTTATCCAAATAACCAAACTCCAAAGTATTACCCCGCTGCTTGGTATCTAAAGATTTGGTCAGAGTTTTGGTCACGTTGGCATGACTCTCTCCTGGAGCAGAAGCTCGATGCCGCCTACGCGTCCCGGAGCGAGTTCTGATAACATACTCACGCCCTGACTTAGATTTTTTAATATTTCGAGAAGCTTCTTTCTCTAGAATGGGAGTATAGTCATCCCACATGTCATCGATAGCCCTATCCACCGTCTTGGACAGATTATCGATACGCCGAAAAACTTTTCTATTCCCAGATGGCGTCTTCAGTTCCATAACCATGTCGTAAACCCCTCTCTAGGCTTGGTTAGCGGGTAGAGACTTTAAGCCCTGTTCTCTGCAAGCTAACTTTAGAAATTCATTTCGTTCTTCTAAGTTTTCAACACTGATGATATCCAACAATCTTCCGTCTTTCAGTTCTACCCAATTTGAGGCAGTTACATCTTCATGCCAGCGGATGATGATCTCGTGAGTCATAACGACGTCGGTATTGACTCCATTAAAAAGGACCTTACCAGTGGCTGTTTTTATAGAAGCCCAAACCTCCCACATTCTTCGATCGAAATTCTCTGTAAAGGTAGTTTCCCCAAAAACCGGAGCTTCCAGGTCTCGGGTCTTGATGATAATCTTATCCCGAAGATCTCCTAGACAAACCTTACGTTGAGGTCTTGCTATTCGTTCTCTACTCATTGCAAGGATCCGATATCGTAGCACAGATGGTTTCGCGCACGTCTAGATCTCCACCGACTTGCCCTACAAAAGATATTTCGAGATTTACATCTAACCCTGGGGTCAAACCGACATGACTAGCACTTATGGGGAGGTCAAATCCCCAATCCAACTTACCTACTTGCGGAGTTCCGAACTCGGTGCCGGAAATAACAGAACCTAATCTGACAATGGCTCTATTACCGGCGTCAGCATTTAATTCTATCCCGGACGACAGGGTAATGGTGCCTACGGTGGGGGATAAACTGGCGATAGTAGTTACCCAAGGATCTGCGTTGTTCTGGTCTACTTCTACAGTGTCTCCGACCTCAGCCGCTGTGGGAAGGACCGTAGTCTGAAGTGTTTCGGCTCCAGAGGTGTAATCTGCTAACAAGACTCCATCTTTATCAGCGTCAAAGATAGATAGTGTAGTTGTAGAGCCGGTATCGGTATTATTTAGCGTGTCGTTGGTTTTAGCGTCGGTTGGAGCTAAAAATCTCACCAAAATTGAGGTCCGATAAGGCAGAGTAGTGCGGGCGACCATAGCTTCTCCTATTTTATTGCTCGTAAAAGATTTGTGTGGTGGATGGTACTGCGGATTTCACGAGAACTGTTCTATTAACTTCCGCGATCGAAGTAGTCGAAGAGTCTACTGCGGTTTCGAAAGAAACTCTCTCACTAACTGCAGCGAGGATCTCGGTTAGATAAGCTACCGCGGCACCGAAAGAAATTCCCGCATTAACTGCGGTAGAGACTTTGGTTAGATAGGCTGTCGAGGGTTCAAAAGAAATTCCCTCACTAACCGAGGGAAAGACTTTGGTTAGATAACCTGTTGCGACTCCAAAAGAAACTTCATCTTCAACCGCAGTAAGGACCTCGGTTAGATTGACTACTCTAGAAGTAATAACAATAACCGCTTTAATAGCACCGCGTAATATATCTGAATGTAGGTTATACAGGAAATGATTGTATACATCCTCCCCATAAAGGCTTAACCTTGATGCGGGTTGTAGGATGACCATATCAGATCCGTGGAATTCTATATTGATTGTAGAGCATATTGACATTTTCCAAACCAATAACATCTGACGGATCTGGACAGTCATTGCGATGCTGATATAACAGGGCAACATGTCTCTTAATAGCCAGTTTGATTTGATCGATGTCTGAATATTCGAAGGTAGCAAACTCTATCTTGACTCCATGTTCTACTGAATCCAAATCTGTTGGCCAGACTTGAGCGTCCTGTAAAAGAACCTCTGATCCCTGGACTCCCTGCTTTAGGTAATAGGTACTACCTGTAATAGTAGTAAAGTCCCCGTCTACCTTGTAGCTAATCTCCGTAATAGAACCCACTGGGTCTCGATCGAGGGGAATTCTGGGGGCGAAATCGTCCAACAGAAGGGTCCAGGCATTTATTCTGAATTCCCGGGCGGTATAGTTCTCCCCATATCGAGTGGCGGCTACTATCAGGTCCGAAATCAGAGGATCGTCTGAGGAGGGGGGATCTTTGAGATAAGCCCGCATCTCGGTCAGACTAACCGGAATATCTCCTGGGGTGGTCAAAGTATAGAAGGGGTTCAATGTGGCTACAGCGCTCAGTAGTATCATGGTTATACTTCCTTCTGCTTACGTGGGCGACCTGGACCGCGTTTCTTCGGCTTAGGTGCTTCTGTGGTTTCTTTAACTACTTTAGACTCCCCCGTCTCCATTACTAAAACCCCCTGTTGGCTGTTAATGACGAACTCAGCCAAAGCTGCTGATATATCTTTAATCTCATCAGCAACAACATCGAATTGAGGTTTAGTAGGGCATTCACTCCATCTACCGGCTTGATTAAATTTTACCCTCATACAGTTCTCCTGTTTTAAGTATTTTCTTCTGGGGGAAAGACTCGTGGGGAGAATCTCCCCACGAGATCTTTCTATTAAAGATTATTTATTTTGTTGGTTTGCTCTTAGCATGTCCCAACACAGCGTTCGAACCGAAGAAACCACCAGACGACACGCCTGCACCATCTATCATCACGCGGGCATACCTTTTCTTGGTATTAGTCCCGAGTAAATGGACAGAATCGTCCTGGGTAAGGGGAATCGTCGGATTGGTACCCAAAAGATAGGCACTACCTACCGCACTGGCGTCGGACATATCAGACTCATCTCCGTCTTCGATAGAAACGGTGTAAGTACCGTCTGTAAGAGTACCGATGCCCGTTACAAAGGTCAACGACTCGAAACCATTGGTATCAACTGTACTGCCGGTAATCGTAGTAACAGCATACTCGGCAGGAGTAATAGCATTAATTCCTGAAACACTAGTTCTTAGATCATATTCTACCATTCTGTTCTCCTCCTTTAGGCTGCCACTTTGATTAGTTTGATAGCTTCTTCGAGCACTACCCTACCTGTATTCCATCGATTAACGGTAAACTCAACGATGGCTTCTTTCTTTCTAGTAAGATCATCTCGAATAACGACAGTAGATGTTCGATCTACAATGACATACCCTCTACTAAAATCACCAAAAGCAACCGGATATGCATTGCCTGCGATATCGGGCATGCTGTTAGCAATAACATAAGGAAAACCATTCAAGGTGTTAGACACAGGACCGTTAAGTCCGGGCTGCCACAAATATTGACCGGCTTGATCGCTAGCAGATGCGGCGTCACCTCTAAAAGTTCGGACAGTTGCCAGAGTTCTACGATTGAACACGTAGGTTGGCGCATACCCAACTTTCAAATCTCCAGTTACTAGAATTAGAGAATTGGGGGTAATAGTGGATGCACTACCAGAATTCCGAGCAGCGGCTTGAATAACAGCATTGACTGTAAATCCTTCTGGTTGTTTGATACCTGTACCAGCTACGAAACCATTTCCCTCACCAAAAGCAAAGGCAGTGGCTACATCGGAGACAATCTCAGAACCCATATTAAAAGCGGAGTCCTGAAGCATGTCCGTTGTGATAGGCACCGTAACAGTTTGACGGAAAGGCGTCACCTGTTCCGAAGCATAAGTGCTGGCATCAGAAGTTCCTTCCTCAGCTTCACCTTCATACGTAGCGGTAGGAATTGTATCTCGGATAGGCATATCCAAGGTCTTACCAGCTATAGTTCTAACTCGCGCAATGGCTCTAATACCATCAATTTCAACAATCTTTTTAATAATAACAGAATCCAACTCAGTGGGGACTAAGAATCCACCTTCAACACCGGAGTCTGTTCGGAGAAGTGCTTTAGTCTCGGTACTAGCACCATTACCCTTCCGGCAAAAGTCGTTAAAGGCTTTATACTCTTCTCCATCTCTATAGTCAGAAGTCTGATTAGAACCAACCCGAGCCATCTTCACTTCTAGGTCGTCAATTTGACTCTTAACCTCGTCAGTTTGCTTTCCTGAAGCTTCCAACTCTTCTTTCAAGTCTGAGAGAGTCGTCTTTTGACTCTTGATCTCCGCTTCAGCTTTGACTAATTGCTGATTTTGATCTTCCTGAGTATCCAGAAAACCCTCGATCTTTTCGATCTTAGCGAGATCTTTATTCTTTTTCTCAACCTCTAGGCGTAGTTCTCGTACAGCTTCGTGTACTTCTTCTAGAGTCGCTTCACTCATATTTATTTCCTCCTAATTTTGTTCTGTTACGGTGACGTCCCATCACTTTGTTACGTTCTGCTAATGACATCCCATCGCTTCGCAGAATTCTTGTGCCAACCCATAAGACATTATAATCCTCTTCTCGTTGCATTTAAATCGTCAAGGATGGCTTGTAAACGTTCTTCCTTACCTTTATGTATTAGATAACGGGCTGCTTTATGAGACAATCCTAAATCTATTAGATAAGATTCTAATTCTCTGGGCGACAGTTTCTTAATCTCGTCTACGTTAAGTTTCTTAACCTCGGTGATTCGGGCGGCTCGATTCGCCGGCTCTGATATGAAGCTTCCTTCCCAGATTATAGCTTTGGTAATCACGCGGACATTGTTGGTAATTTCGTCTTCCAGGCTGGACCAGCCGATAGAAAGATCTGTAATTACCCCTTGTTTGACTAAAGCAAAAGCTTCCCGCCCTTGCTCTACCTCCAAGTTGACATGTCCAGTAACTTTGAGTCCAATTTCGTCTTCCACCGCTAATTCTATAGGAAATCCTCCGATAGTTCTACCGTGGTGGTCAGCTAATCTAATTTGGCGGTTGCTTCTATCTTTGTGTTCTTGAAGCGAATCAGTAAAGGCTCCTTTCACGAATTGGTCTGGAATCCCCAGCATGCCACCGGTATCAATGTCCCAAGTAGCCAGAAACCCTTCGAATACACCTACTGGAACCCCATTTACCTGCATTTGTTTATATTCTTTAATAGCCCCGCCGCAGATTGTATTATGAATTTCTGGGTTCATTATTCGGTCTCCTTTAATCTCACTTCGGGGACAGTGGCAGTTTTTATTAGGACGTCCCCTCCTTCAGGTAGAGCCTCCAGTCCCAGGGTTTCCCTGGTCTCGTCAATAGTCTCAACACCTAAAACGGCTCGCTTCACTAATTCTTCGTTCCGGCGCATAGTCAGAGCTGTAATCTCATCTCTGTCGTAAGTAAGTTTGGTCTTACTAGGATCCAAATCAAAACGGGGAAACAAGAAAGCTTCTAGTCCGCCGAATAATTTATCTGCCAGAGGAAGAACAGCATCGTCATAGAGAGCCAATTTGGCTTGTGTATAATTATTAAAGGTAGATGCTTCTGTCGAAATTAAAGGCAGAGGCACCTTATATTGGAGTGCAACTGCTTGTTTGGCAGCGGCTTGTAATCTACTAAAGTCCATATCACGGTTGGAATTACCCAACTCTGTGACTGTGCTTTTACCACCCGCCGTAATTATCATGCTTCCAGCATTGTCTGCACCAGAAAATCTTCGAATAATCTTTTCTTTGGCTTCCTCGAAGTCATCTTTGGTTAGATCCTCTTCCATATTATAGACCAAAGTTATGCGACCTCCGTTTTTTAACAAAGCCACATTGTGATCCCCACCCAAAATATGTTGTTTGGCTTCACGAGAAGCGGGAACTAGTAAACTTTGACCTCTCAACAGAGAACCATCTTTGGTGGAGAAATTACGAATTTGTTTTAATTCCCTGAATTCACCATCTAGGTACCTAACCCGACGATTGGCTTCCTGGGCGATATAATTCCCAGGCCAATGGTTATCAGTTACCACGAAAGAACCTACTGTTCCGTCTTCCTTAGGAGCAATACTAACATTTCGAGGGGAAACAGGTTCTAGTTGAATAGGAGGACGATCTATGTTACCTATGGCTACTATCTCTGTTTCACCGGCGATTAAGTAGTAACGAGACATAACTTCAAAGAAAAGATACTGGGTGAAATGAGGACTGGGGTTTTTCAGCAAAGTTAGCAATGGGTGTTCGGTTATTTTTTCACCGTCCACCATCAAAACTGGCTGCAAAACAGAAAAACTATCAGTGATAGTATTAATGGGGATCGAAATAGCGGTCGACTTCTCGTAAAGGCTGAAAGCTCCAGCGGGAGTAGCGGCGGATCCAGGATCACCTAAGATGAGGAAATCGCCTAAAGTGGTAGAAGTTCCAAGTACCGCTCCTTTTTTTTCCACTTTATGGGTTGATTTTTTTCTATTCCAAATTGCCATCAAGCATCTCCTTGTAGAAAATCACCCGCAATGGAACCTGGCGGTTGGTTTCTTTAACATTAATTGGCTCAACCCCCAAACTAAGGCGTCTAATCTGTTGGGGGAAGGCCCGGTCCCAGGAACCCAGCCTAATAGTTCTTCTTCCAGTAATTCTAATCCCTCGGCGTGAGTTATTTTATCTTGTTCGTAAAGCTGGGAAATTGGTTCAGCCCGCGCCACTTTTGAAACTGCGGCGTGGACTTTTACTACCTTAATGCGTGGATTAAGGTTACGTATGATATTAATAACCAGATCTCCACCATTATTGGTCTCTGCCACGATTAGGTTCGCGTTGTATTTTTCATATGCACTCACAGCTGCTTGTGCCCACTGCTCTGGACTGGCTTTAAGACTGACGTCTGCCAATACCATTCCTAATTGAGAATCCGCAGTGGTTCCACAGACTACTATTCCAGTCTCGTCGGAATTAGGATTGTTGGTAACAGCGGGATCGACCGCCACTATAATACGGTCGGGATCGAATGAATTTCGCTCTTTCGCTTTACTAACCATTTCCTGGTTCCATAAAGCCCCTTCCAAATCATCTAAGAATAACCCATCATAGAAACGCTGACGGGCTCGTGGCGGTAAGTTCCTAAGAGATTCTAAATAGGCTTCTGGTAGATTTTCTTCATTATGAATAGGGTTCATCTGCAGATGGGCTGTATCTAACTTACAGGAACTACCATCTGGATAGATATTCTCCATAAATACTTTATGAGTCCAGTGTTTTCGGGAAGGAGGGTTACAGTCGTAATAGTATCGTAATTTTAGACCTGAATTCTCTGCAACTCTGGTATGAAAAGTCGGCATAACTTCCCAAGGTATTTGGGAACACTCATTGAAAAAGACAGAAGAAAATTCGTTTCCCAATATCCTCTCGGCTCTAATATGATCATCTGTGCCTGCCAGCCAAACTTCCGACGTATTACCGCAGTTCGTGGGAAAGGTGTAATAGCTGTCGGTTTTATTCTCTTCAGATTCCAATTCTGGGAAACAATTTTCGAGAACAAAAGGAATTGTTTCATGGGCTAAACTTGCTTTAGCATGATTAAAATGGTGGCGGACAAGTAAATGTTTGGAAGGTTTTTTAATAGCCCGTAATATAACATTCCGTACGAGAATAGTTGTTTTTGCGCTTCGGGAACCTCCCCATAAAAGCGTGTGCATGTGAGAATTGATGAGGTCGATCGCTTCTACTTGCCTCTCAGTCTTTTCGAAGGGCACTACGCGTCTCGATCTTGCTGGGTAAAATTGAGAGTTATATTTCCTTTAGATACCAACTCTTGTTTGTCAGTCCAATTGTGGCAATTATATAAGATCAGTTTCACCATATGGATATTATAGTGTCCATTAAGACCCATCTGAATCAACATCTCTCTTTGGATAGCCATACATTGATCAACAGCGGCTTTGAAGTTTTCATCTTTGTTCTTCCAGCGGTGAAGAGTACGTACGGAGACTCCTATAGTGCTGGAATATCTCTCTAAAGTAGGCAGGATTATTAAGGGGTGTGGTGATTTATAATTGATAATCTTAGATTTTCCTGAATTATTGGGCCTTTCGGTTCGTTTAGAAGTCGTTCCAATCTCATCCCGATTGAATATACTACGAGCCTTCTCGAAGTACTCGATGATTCCGTCGCAGTATTCTTCTGCATATTTGGAGTGTGCGGCCACTATCTTACTCCCATAGCAAGCCTGAACATAGTAATATCATTGGATAAGCATTCGCACAATGCCAAACAGCCAGGCAGAGGGCAAACCTCCAGCGCCGGCTGTGTAATGGGGTGGTCGACTTCCACTATATGTCCGTCAACACATTTATAAATATATTGAATGGCGTCCTCCTGAATTAATTATAAACTATTTGGGTTTATTTGGCAACCTAGGTGAAGAACCCTAGGGTATAATAATAATAATACTTGACATTGGGGGTGTGATGATGTATAATTATCATGTAGGCAGCAGAAGAGCTGCTGCCGAGGAGGATACATCATGACTGAACGAATGACCACGAGTATCTGGGACGGGCTGACCCCAGAGCGCTGGCGCGCGGTGCGCCCCACCCTGACCCTGTTCCACCAGGATGGGGTCATCCTGGACATCACCGAGCTGGACGGTGAGCGCTTCCAGCTGCTCCACCCTGCGGGACAGGACAGGGAGGTGTGGGACACCCTCCACGAGGCCCTGACCGACGCAGAGATGCGCCTCTCTGGGGAGGGCAGCACAGCAGACGGGACGAACTTCGTCTTCGACCGCTACATGTAGCACCTCTTCACAGCTGTGAAGTAGGGGAGCCTCGTGTCCACCTGGACGCGGGGCTCTTCTGCTACTGGAACAGCCTATTCTGCTTTTCATTCTCTCCCCTGGCTTCCTTCAGTCTCGCTTCACCTATTTCTACGTACTCGGCTTCTCGTTCGATGAGGATAGGTTCTCTCTTGGTCAGCACGGCGGCAACTCCGGTGGTACAGGAACCAGCAAAGGGGTCGAGTACTGTACCTCCAGGGGGGCATATCATCTGTATCAGATACTTCATCAGACGAGTAGGCTTGACAGTGGGGTGGATATTCCGATATTTGGTGTTTCTACCTTCGGAAATGGAGGAAGGTTTTCCACTTTTTCCGCCGCCAGTTTGAAATTGAACCCAATCCTGTTCGGGGAAGTCTTCTAGTCCAGCATTCCTCTCAGATTTACTGGGTTTAGCACAATAGAAGAAGCGAGAGGCTCCTCCCTGTTCTCCGGCATACTGGTCTGTACGTCTACCTCTATTCCCAGGAACAGGGAACATCCCCGTAGTTGGGCACTCATTTACATAAGAACCTCCTACAGATTTGATGTTACCACTCTGTCTATCTAATTCTGCTACTGGACATTCCTTGTGGCACTTGAAGAAGCGAGAGGCTCCTCCTGTATCTCCGTAGTTTTGGGCAGCACCATCTACTTCTAATCCACGACTATTGAAAACCACGTTATCGCCTTGACCTATCCGATAGGTCTTTCCTGGTATATTCCCAGGCTTGGATAGGTTACCACTCTGTCTATCTAGTTCAGATACTGGACATTCAGGGTGACATTCGAAGCGGGGGATGGTTTCTGTTCCGTCTTCGTCTGCAAACCCTGCAGATTGGAAGTCTCCTCCTGTTCCAAATATGGAATTCTTCGGGTTCTTATTCTCCCCAATGGCAATTCCACCTTTCACCTTCCTGGTTCCTACCTCTTCACATTCAGGATGATGAGAGAGCATGAAGTTAGCGGGGAAACGTCCGTTGTGTTTAGTACTTCCATAGTTTCCAGATTCAATCTCTTGCGGAAAAGGACCCTGTCCAGGATAGTAATTGCTCTGTATCTCCTCATTACCGATACGAGAAGCGTCTATATTGATAGCTCCGGTACCAAATTTCAACACATTCTGGGCTATAGTAAGTCCCTTCTCCAGAGGCTTGCGTACCAGAATCCAGTGTTCAGATGCCGGCTTAAGAGCCGAACCCCAACCATTTCCTACATTATGGGATTTGGGGAATCCACTACCGAAGATGTGGGTAACTACATCTCTGATTTCGAAGCCGGCTAATTCCAGAGCAGAAGCAGTCCAATGAGAAGTTCTGGGTAGCGCCCAAACGAATCCGTGGGATCCTGGCTTTAGCACCCGCAGACATTCCTCGAAGATAGCGTGCATCTGTTGCTGGAAGGTGTCTTTGGTG